TCGCGGAATGAGACCGCTACTTCCTTAACCTTACCGCCGATGTCGGAGAAGGACTTGCCAAGGTGGTCCCAAACACTACTATTTTGAATAGTATTCCATGTATCGACAAGCGCATCCTTCAGCTCAACAAGTTTCTCCTTGAGCCACTGAACCTTCTCGGAAATCCTGAGCTTGTTACCGAGTTCATCGAACTTAGATCCGAGCTTCGAGACAATCGCCTCAGAAGTGGTCATGTTACTCAGGTCGAAGCCCTTGAAATAGTCAGACAGAGCTGACTTTCCAGAGGTGAGTTTCGCCTTCAGCTTGTCGCCGACAGTCTGACCAAACTCGTGAAGCTTATTCTTGGCCTTGTCGATTCCGCTGTGGATAGAGTCCATAGCTGCGGAGAACTGCTGTCCGACAACCGAGTTCTTTAGAGCATCCTTGATGAGCCCGAACTTCGACGCTAGACTCTTCAGTCCGTTGGCAGCGCTAGTGACCTTTCCACCGAAGTCGAGCCACATAATAAAGTCATGGATCTTATCCACGACCCACTTAATAGCCTTACCAACGAGATCAATCGGTGGAAGAAGTAGCTTCAGTAGCTTTCCACCGAGGTCCAACTTGGTGAACCACTGATCGAACCAGTAGATCGCCTTGCCAATTACCTTCGTAATCTGGAATACGCCAGAGTTGATCCCTGTGAACGCTGGGAATAGTGCGCTGATAATGTGTGAGGCGACCGTGAAGATGACTTGAGCTACCTCGCCGAGGATGGTGGCGAAGATATGGAAGATCGAGAACAGCCCTGTGAATGTCCACTCAAGCTTATCCGCAAAGTTATTTGTGATGATGAGCTTAGATGTGAAGTTCTCAAAGGCCTTGGTGATGCGAACAAGACCTTCAGCGCTAGCATTCATGAACACTCGTCGGAAGGCAGTTCCGATCTGTCCGAGAACTTTGACAATGGCCCAGAAGATATTGGCCAGACCCTGAACGAGGGCGGTGCGTCCGCCAAGGTCCTTCCACATCTGGAGGAATCCGTTTCGCGCGTCAGCGCTGGCCTTAATAACACCACCGAGCCAGTCGCCAATAGACGTGAATAGAACCGATGCCTCTTCAAAGTCACCGAATAGAATTTCGAATGTCTCTGCCCACCCAGAGCCGATAGCTTCCTTAGTGGTGTCTACTAACTGACTAAAGGTTCGAATCTTGGTGGCGGCGTCGAAGGCACCCTGAGCAAACTGCTTAAGTTTATGCGCTTGCTCCTCGGAATAACCCATCTCAACAAGCTGAGCCTCAGACAGGTCGTTCGTCAGAGCAGTAAGGGTGGTCGTCATGACCTGGGCTGTAAGCCAGTCTTCCTTGAGGGATTCTCGGAAGTTGCCGTCCTTGGCGATAGCCTCATCGTAGCCAGTACCCATCATTCGGGAAGTCTCGATAAGAGCGTTACGGAAGGATTCGCCACCCATACCTGCCTGGACCAGTGAGTTCCAGTCCTGAAGATGGACTGCGCCAGCCGCAATAGCCTGAGAAAGCTGGGTGTATGCGGTGGCTGTCTGCTGGGCGGTTGAACCAGAGGCCGCTGCGAGGTTAGACAGACCCTTAATTGATGCCACAGATGTCTGAAGATCAACACCGGCAGCGGTGAACAGACCAATGGCGTGAGTCATGTCGCTGAAACTGTATACCGTCTTATCGGCATAGGTGTTCAGCTCGGCCAGGGAGGTCTTAACTTCGCCGAGGGTAGTCCCCTTCTCGACTGTGTTGGCCATAATGGTCTGAATTGCTCTCATTTTGAGCTCATACTCATTAAAGCCGTCTTTAATGGTTCCGATGAAACCAGAGACAATGCTTCGACCAGCATTAAGAGCCGCGACACCAATTCCACCGAAGGCAGTTACGGCAAGACCTTGCATCACAGTCATGTTCTTGCCGATGTCGAGGGCCTTGGTCGCTAGATCGCCTAATGTGGTGTTCTTAGCGATCTCTCCAATACGAGAGAGACCATCTGCAGCTCCCTGCATCTTCAAGGATTCCTTGAGTCGGTCCATACTGGACGCGGATTCCTTGATCGCAGAAAGGAACTGCTTGTTGTTCATCTTGAGCGAGACTACCCGCTCGTCAATAGTTGCCACTACTTAGTGACCTCCTTCCAGGCCTTCTTCGCTATCTTGTCGAATACGGGCCTGATAGCGGGGTTGATGTAGTCTCGGCCAACGACATACCCGCCATTACGGGTTCCGTGACCATATTGCAAGATGACGGCGATATTTACGCCGTTGTTTACGTGTGAGTTTGTCCAGGTGATCTTCCAGTTCTCGCCAGTTCTGGTGACTTCGTAGTTCCAGCTAGCTGCTGTCTCGCCCGACCTGGAGGGGGTCGCCGCCTTGAGAGCAGAAACCCCCTCCTTGCCGAACTGATTCATGATCAGAGCCAGGTCTAACTTCGTCATTCTGTCAAACCAATTCCTGGTGAGTTTCCAGTCTCCCTGGCTCTCGATCGTAATCATGATTCTCCTAGACTAGAGATTCGGAGTAGATGTTGGCCACTCCGGAGACCATGCATCCGATGGCGCCCTTGGCCATAGCCTGGTCATAGGCGTCTCGGGTTGGGCAGATGTGCCCCCATACCGGCTTGCCGAGTCCGGTAGTTCGGTTCCAAACCTCATCGCTGGCATCGAAGGACATACCGATGTAGTCCCAGGGCTTATGCCACTCGTTGATCCGGCCGTCGGTAACCTGATCAGGATATGAGTATCCCCAGCACTTCCATCCATCAGCCTTCCACTGACCAGCGAGCCATCCCGCGTCAATGGAGAACTTCCAGATGATTCGACCGTGGGCATCAGAAGGGAAGAACTTCTTCAGCTCCTCCCACTGAACCGCGGAATACTTAGGATCGAGTACTGTAATGTGACTCGAGCCATATGCTGCGAAGTACTCCTCAACCGTCATGAAGGGCTCGCCGATGGTGTGGTACTTCTGGATCTCCGCCCATGTCATCTCAGTGACGGGGGTATCTGGAGCAGTCTTATCCACACGCTGGAGGGTGCGATCGTGGTTCAGGAACCAGACTCCATCCTTCGTCTTCTGACAAGACACCTCTAGCGCGCCTGCACCATACATTACGGCATTAGTGTATGCGCGCATAGATGCCTCGGGCCAGCTGACGGATCCTCCTCTGTGGGCGATCAGGAAGCCGCGAGTGTCCATCATGGTGTGTATATCGGAGTATCCTCTTGGTACGGCACGCATGGTAGACGGCTGCAGTTCCCCATTCCAATATACGAATACCGGATTGGAATTTCCAGAATCGGTAATCTCTATACCAGGAGTGACTACGGCTGGAGGTTCTGGATTCTCTTCCTCAAGTTCTACCCAGGCATAAGCCTTAGCGCCGTACGAATCCTTCACTGACGAAGCCAGTGCTCCGATGGTCATCGACCACGAGGATCCTCGGTTACGTTTACCGCCTCTAGCGATTGGGTCGGTACCTGGGGGATACCATACTGGTTCATCTCGAGAAGATGGTGCGTGATATTGTACCGCTACTAGATTTTTCTTGGTCTTATCGAGAGTGGGAATACCTGGTTGCCAGGTATGTATCTTATACTTGGATACCCCGCCGATCGAGAATAAGACAAAGTTCTCTCTAGCATTGGTAGCGACATCACTATTGAACTTGAAGTCGCCATCAAGGTCAGCTTGTGTAGCTCGCTTTACCGCTACATATCCTGACCGTCCTCCAGCGTCCGAAGTATACTGAACATCCCAGCCAGCCGGTGGACGCGCCCTAGTATTCCCAAACTGCGAAGCATAGAATACAACTATAAGGTCGCCGAGTTCAGCAGGGAGGCTTCGTAGTGAAGCAGTGCCGAAACCATTAGCCTCCGATCCGCTACCAGTAGCTACATGAACATGTAATCCTGGCTTAGGCGTCTCATAGACATTGAAGTTGTGGATAGTGATGTCTTGAGCTGTGCCCGGAACCGCAATGGACGGCGTCCACATTGGATAGGCGTTGTTCGGAAGTTCGAAGTCGAACTTGATCGCTGCATTAGTACCGCCCCGGATATTCCAGGTAGTAATGAAGTCCTGTTTATCGGTCTTCTGCTTACCTGCCTGGAACCAGTTCGCTCTCATGGCGAGCTGGGTATCTCTATCCGCCGTATACGTTATCTCGACCGTCCACTTACGATCACCGACGGTATAGGCAGCACTCTCGAATGGGGTGGAGCTGGATCCCTTTCGGATCAGACGCCCGTCACCTATTCGAGCGCCATTACCTCCCCACCAGGCTCCAATTACTGGGAATACGCTAGCCATTACTTGGCCCGCCTAACAATCACCGTCCCGGACGGAGTCCCAGCAGGCACAGGGTCATCAGGTCCGAGGACAATCATCTTCGGGACCTCCGGAATCTTGAGATTGTCGACCTTCAGCTTGAGCTTCAGGTACCCCTTGAGCCACGGAATGATCAGCTCACGGATCTCGGCGCCCGGAGGGTTCTCGTAAGGATTGCCGACTGGGTGCCACTGGCCACCATTTTGAGGATCCTCAACAAGGAAGCCGTCGGTGACGTATAGGTGGCTGATCGCGAGGTTGTCCGCCTTGTCGAAGACCTTCTGATAGTTCTCGGAGGTGACAGAGTGCACTACAGCCCACCATCGAGTGGATGGATAAGCCTTCATGTGGTCCGGAAGAATCGGCGAAGTCGGATCCTCCTGTAGGAACTTGGTCGCCGTCCCCTCGAACATCATACAGACGTCGAAGTCGAGGTTGCACACTTCCTGCGAGATGTTGGATCCGGTATTAATGGCGATCACGAAGTCCAGTCCGTTCTCGCGGCGGATCGTGTCAATAAGATCCTTATACCACGGAATCCGATCCTTACGAGCATCCCAGCCGTTGATGACCTCGTCGAGGAATACGCCCTGAACCAGGTCGCCATACCACTGCTTGGCTCGCTTCAGCTGCTCAAGGATGTACTCCTTGGTGAACTTAGCAGCATTTGGAATTCCTCGGTTCTCCTCAGCATCCGGATTGATCGCTGCTCCGTACTGGGTCTTGATGTAGAACAGAACCCTCTTGGCCCCTGCGCCGAGAGCGAGCTCCCCCTGCTTCTGGAAGTCTACCTCCTGCGCCTCCCAGTCGCCGCTGTTGCGGTTAAGGATGACGTATCCGAGGTTGTCCCGGAACTTCAGAGTCTGAGCCCACTTGGAGAACTGCCCAGGCTTTCCATCCTGGTAGTAGTCAGGCCAGTAGTAGGTTACCGGAGAGTAGTACCGCGCACCGTTCTTGAATGGATTGGTCTGTCGGAGTGCGTCTTCAACATCAGCCTTCTCGCCGTAGGTCTTGGCTGCCTCGTCCTTGGTGAGATACTTGTCAAGCTGAGGGGTGACTGCATCCTGACCGGCCGGGCCACGCTCTCCAGCAGGTCCGGGAGGACCCTGCGGTCCAGGAGGGCCAGCGGGTCCAACTTCACCATTATCACCCTTGGGTCCGGGTTGCCCGTTCGCTCCAGCGGGACCAGGAAGACCATTATCCCCCTTAGGCCCAGGAGGACCCTGAATGCCCTGCTCCCCCTTTGGTCCAGGAGGGCCAGCAGGACCCCTAGGTCCTTCGGGTCCGGGAACCGGGGTTCCTCCAGCTCCGCCACCAGCGGGACCAGGAGGACCCTGAAGACCCCTAGGGCCTTCTGGTCCGCGTTCGCCAGCATCACCCTTAGGTCCGGGAGGTCCAGCAGGGCCAGCATCACCCTTGGGTCCTCGAGGGCCGATTGGGCCAGGCGAACCAGCCCCTCCGCCACCTCCACCGCCGAACGGAAGCGGGGAGATCTCGGATGTGGGGTCAGCAGACATGATGTCAATAGTTCCACCCTGAGTCAGAGCAACGTGCTTGACGATGTCGAACTTGGGGGAATCGATGTAGATGGTGTGGGTCCAGGCGCCAGAGGGGGTTACTCCCGCGCCCGGAGCCAGCACCTCGATGTTGACAGCGCCAGCCTGGTCTGTCCGAACCATGTGCTCGCGCATTGAGACTGCGGCACCATCAACGGTAGCCGTAGCCCCCTTCACGTCAGGAACGATTCGGACAAGAGCCCGACCATTCTCTCCTTCGGGAATAGTTCCCGTTAAAGTACAGTATGGCGCTGCCATTTTGAGCCTCCTACGGCTGTTCGGCCCTGTCGAGAAGGGCGTTCACCTTGGTGTTAGTCTCGGCGCCGTAGACGCCATCGACATCTGCGCCGACTGCAGCCTGAACGGCCTCGACGGTCGCGTCGTGAGCCTCCTCCGAAGCGTCACCCCAGACTCCGTCCTGCTCAGTACCGACCACGGACTGCGTGAAGGCCACTCCGAAGGGGAAGGTCTTCCCGCCCCACTCGGAAGCCGCGGCAAGAGCATAGCAACGAGACCGAGTGTTCGGACCGGCGACGTTGTCGGGGGTAGCCCGGACTGCACGCTGCAGAGCGCGGATGTCAGCAGGGCCAGCGGGAGCAGTGTTGCTCGGAGAGTCAGTATACGCAGGCCGGATCACATAAGCGATCGACTGATTACGGACACGCCGCCAAACACCGTTCCCAGCAGACTGAGAGCCGTAGCTGCCAGACGAGGTGTTGCCCTCGATCGTCTGGAGCGTGCCGCCGCCAAGGTTCTTCTCGACGAAGCCCACGTGGTCCGTGCCGCCGCCGTCCCAGTCGTAGATGACGACATCGCCCGGTCGGGCGTCGTAAACTGATACGAAGTAAGCGTCAGGGTGCTGACGGACCTTGTTGACGGTGTAGTCAGTGTTAAAGGAGAATCCTCCAATAGCGTCAATCTGCCCGCACTCGTCCAGACACATGCTGACGAAGAGCATGCACCACCAAACAGAGTCGGACGGTCCAGCAAGCCACTGCTGACCAGTTCGAGCTGCCCAGTATCGGCCAGCTTCGGATCCGGGCTGAGGGTCGTCTGGTGCATAGTAACCAATCCTCGCTGCGGCGCGAGCGAGTACGTTGTCTGCGACGCTCACTTCATCACCTCAGTAGTCTGGGAGACGTGAATCTCCTTGTCCTCCATGGGATCAGTTCCGATGTGGGCCTGCGGAGCAAGCGCCTCCTCGGGAATGTCTTCGTGACTGATCATTGTTATCCCTTCGAGCCAAGCTTCGCTCGCCTAGCTCTGTTGAGTTCCCGGTTCCGTTCCATAATCTCGGACTGGGACATCTTCTTATCGGGCTGGTTCTTTTGGTTACATACCCGAATGAGTGTGAGTAGTCGGTTGATGTGCCATGTCTCACACTCGAATGGGATCTGGCAAGCAATCATCCAGTAATAGATTAGCTCGGATGAGGTATACTCACCAGATCCAGATTCCCCACCCGTCTCACGGATGGTGGTTGCGGTCATCGTGTCGCCCATGTAGGCGCTAATTCGATCAACCTCAGATGGAGGGATCCTATCCAGGAGCGACGGGTCATATTCTTCATCAGTGATCATACACTTGATGTAGAGGGCCATCTCCTCAGGGGTTACTTTGTCGTTACCAATGAGGTGCTTATGGGTAATTGCCTCCCATTTTGACAGCGCGACCAGGTTGTGCTCCAGGTGCAGGATTCCGCCAGGCATGGAGACAAAGGTGCCTGTCTCCTCGTCGAACCCGTCGAGATCCGGGATAGAAACTATAAGCATTGCAGGCACCGAGGGCCCAGGAGTCTAGGTCTCTGAGCCCCCGGTGTGGTATATCAGCCTGCGAAGTGAGCCTTGATCTCGTCAGGCAGGAGGAGCTTGGGCTCGAGAGCCCCGCCTCCACCCTGAGCGTCGGAACCGAACAGCTTGGCCTCGAGGGTCTTCAGCTTACTGGCGTCGACGTCCAGAGACGAGATGGTCAGCAGCGAGGTGGGCTTGGCGCCAGACACGTTGACCGGCGTGGTGGACAGCTCCCAAGAGAAGGAGATCGCCTCGGGAGAGTCGTTGACGGTCTTGTAGCCCTTCTCGGAAGGAGAAGCCTTGCAGCCGTACAGGATGTGGAGCTTGTAGCCCTTGTCCTGACCAGCCACGTCGTCACCGATCTTGGTGCGGTAGACGAGACCGAAGGCAAGTCGGTCCTGCTGACCGATCTTGATACCCTTCGCCAGCGTGGCGGAACCGTCGCACTGCTCGAACTCGTCGGGGTAGGTGTAGGCCTCAATGGTGGCCTTCAGCTTCTCAGCCGAGAGCATCGAGAGGTACAGAATGTTGTCGGCGTAAAGGTCGGTAGCCTCAGCGCCCTCGGGCTTCTCGGAGATGGCGGTGATACCATTCCAAGCCACGCCCTTGCCGTAGGTCTTCTGAGCCGGGTCGTACACATACAGTGCGCAGTGGTCGACACCAGTCTCAATACGGCGCTCACCAGTCTTGTCCCAGACAAGTGCAGCCATGTTATCTCCTAATAGTAGACGTCGAAGATGTCGTGATAGAGGTTGTCCGCTACGAGTCGAGACTCATGGCGGCTGAACAAAAGGTCCTCGATCTTCGTTCGTGTCGGGTCCTCGGGATGCCGGGCGATCAGAGTAACCTGGAACCGGTTTGCTTTGATATACTTGAGGTTGTCCGCGTACATCGGATCACCCGGATGCCGCTCGTATACGATGCACGGATACGAGAGCTTCAACGACGGGAGCGGTTGGTAATAGACCTTGTCTGACCCGAGGATCTCTACCAGCTTCTCATGGAGAGCTAGCCGTCGGTCCATTATACACCCCCGTCAACTCGAGAACCAGACGGGGGAACTTCAGCTCCGCATAGGAGATTTTCCAAAGTCCCCCCATCCAGCGTATGTACTTGAGATTCTGGATGTTATCTGTTAAGAACCCATCAGCGATAATGCTGATCTGGTTGCTGAGGTTGATACTCCCCAGAATCTCGTCGCTGCTACCAAAGCGGCGTGCTTCACGAAACACATCGCCATAGTACTGCTTCTCGACAATTTTGTCTTCCCAAATTCCCGGCTCGGTCTGGACCTGTGTAGCAAATCCTATCTCACCGAAGAATTTGGCCATCTATCACGGCTCCGCGACGACGTTACCAGCCTCAGTCTTCCGCTCAACGATGATGGCCGACTTCGGGTGAGTCAGCGCACCGGAGAGGCGGGTCTCCAGCAGGTAGTGGTACTGGTTGAAGCTAATGTCGAAGTCCTCAGCCGCGAAGAGCTGACCACCCTTGTCCGCACCAATGGTGT